GCGGCCTCTATGGCCTCCAGAAGCGCTGAATGCGGGCGGGTGAGGGTAGGCACACACAAGACGACTTTCATTGCGTCACGGGCCTTTGTGCGGTGATCATCAGTTGGTGGTTGTTAGACGGGCCGGCGTGGCGGATTTCAAACCCGGCGTGCTCGACAAAGTCGATCAGCGTCTTGCGGACGAACCCGTACTTGTGCGCCATGTACGGATTGCTCTGCACCAGTCTGGCCATGCCGTAGTACATGTCCAGCCCCGTGACAGGGCCTGCTGGCGATTCGTAGACGACGGTGTTGTCGGGCTTGATGCCCTCCAGATCCGGCACTATGGCGATGAGGAACCCACCCGGTATCAGCACACGGTGCAGTTCTCTCAGTGCTTGCACGATTTCGTGCGGCGGCATGTGTTCCAGCACATGCGAGCAATATGCGATGTGGTATTGGCCAATGTCCCCCATGTCGGTCATGGGAGCAACAAAGTCAGGAGAGACGCCCGGATCAATGTCCAGACGAGTCTCCTGACCCCGTATCCACTCGGGAAGCGGCTCTCGGCCGCATCCCGCATGAAGCACCTTGATCACGCGGCCTTGGCCAAGCCGAGTGCGTCCAGCGTGTTCATGATGTCAATCACGGCAGCCTTCAGCGCCGTGGTGACATCAGCAGACGACGCGGTGCCAACGGCCGAGGTGGCCACGGCAGCGGTGCGCTGGGTGATCGGCGTCGTGCCGTAGAAACCGACCTTGCCGGTGGCAGACGGTTGCATCTGCACGGGCTGGCCGCTGCGGCCGACTTTGAGGGTTTCCTCGACGTTGCCATCGCCCATCTGCTGGCCATCGCCAATCTTGGGCGCTTCGAAGTTTGCGTTCGACATGATGTTCCTTTCTGGCGCTTACGCGCCACCCTTCCACAGGCCAACAGCCTGCAGCGTGTTCATGATCTCGATGACAGCGGCTTTCAGAGCCGTGGTCACATCCGCGCTGCTGGCGGTGCCAACAGCGGACGTGGCCTGAGCCGCGCCAGAACGTCGCGTGACAGGCGTGGTTCCGTAGAACCCGACGGTGCCACCGGACTTGCCGATGATTGCGCCGTCGAGTTCCGGATCCTCGAATGCCACACCAATTGCTTTGGTGTTCGGCATTTTCATCACCCCCACATGCGAACGGCCATCTGCGGGCGGATGACGCTGTACCCGTACAGCACGTCAATCCGGCACGGCATCCGGTCGTTGTTGATGTCGTACTGGCGCACGATCCGCATCGAGATCCCGTTGTGCACCTTTCGGCTGGCCATGTCCACGCCTTGCGGCAGCATCAGGTCAGCGGTGGCAAACGTGATCGCGTCCTTGTGGTAGATCAGGTTCTGCGGGTAGCCCGTCGAAGCCGCACCGAGGAAGGTGACGACATCGCTGGCGGTCGGCAGCTTGCTGACCGTGGCCAGGGCTTGCGTGGGCGCGTACACAGCCGGCAGGAACTCCACGTCGACGAACTCGGTGGAAGCCGAGGTGACCGTGTTCTGCACCACGAACTGTTGCAGCGAGCCGGTGGACTCGCGCGTCTGCGGGTTGACCGCAAACACACCAGCGATGGTGAACACGTCGCCCGGCACCAGCGTGTTGCCGTCGGTCACGTTGTCCAGCGTCAGCTTGGTGGCACCGTTGGTCAGCGTGGTCTTCACGATCGGGGTGTCCGAACGCAAGGCCGAGCCGGTGGTGTGCACCTTGATGGACTGCGACATGTTGATCTCCTCGTAGCCGAGGATACCTTCGCCCATCATGCCGTTCTTGAACTGGCGCGAGATCGTGCTGGTCGGATTGAACAGGCCCTTCATGCCTTCCACCAGGCCCGCGTTGGCCGCCGGGTTGACCGTGGCGTAGCGCGGCGACATGACGGCGGCAGCCTCATTCAGTTTCTGCTGCGCTTGCAGCAGCACCAGCGAGGTGGCCGGCGTCGTGCCGGGGGTGCCGACAGACTGGAAGATGTCCTTGTACGCGTTGGCGACGTCCGCGTCAATGCTGGCCGCGAGTTGCGAAACTCGGGGCTTGAGCACGCGATCAGCGAAGTCGTCCAGCGACAGGGCCATCTCGGCAGAGGTGAAGTTGACGCCGATGTGCTTCTGCGAAGCAATCGTCAGCGTGGTGAACTGCTGCTGCACCTCTTGCACTTGCAGCGCAGCACCGTCGGTGACCAGCGCGCGATCCGGCAGGCGAATGCGCAGCGTGTCGCCGATCTTGGCGCCTTCGACGGCGAACGAATCGTCGTACTGACGATTCACGTTGCGGGTGATGACCAGGTTGTTCTCCAGGATCTCCAACGCTTTGTTGGTGATCATGTCGATGGTCAACAGACTTTGAGCCATGACAGATTCCTTTCAGTTCAACGAACGCGATTCTTGGCTTCCCACTGCCTCATCTGCCGCTGCCGCTCGGCCTCGATCCACTGGCTGGTGGTCATGTTCTTCACAGACCTCGGGTCAGTGGTGTCGTACGTCGTAGACGCAGACCTGGCGGTAACAGGCGTGATCGGCGTGGGGGCCGCAGAGGTTTTCTTTACCGGCGGGCTCGACTGCACTTTGGCTTCGATCCTGCCGATTTCCTTGGCCTGCAAATAAGCCGGCAGCCGAGAAATCCGCTCCGCTTCCTTGGGATTGCTCCCGAGGTAGTACGCAACATCCGGCCCCACGTCAGAGGCTTGGATGGTCTGCGCCATCAGGGTCGTGATCGGCAGCTTCGGGTTCAGCGCGACTTGCTCGAAGTCGTCGTACTTTTCCCGGGCCGCTTCTTCGCGCTCCTGATAACTTTCCAGCAGGGCTTCCTGTTGCTGCCGCTGCTCACGCTGCTGAACCAGTTCTTGCGCCTTGCGTTCGGCAAGCGCTTGCGCGTACTCGTCGACGTTGGCGAACTGATCCGCAGTGGGTGCGGGGGCGGTAACGGGTCGTTGCTGGGCAGGTTGCGTGAGCTTCCTTTCCCACTTGCGCTGCTCTTTCGCAAGCCGTTTTGCGATCAGCGCATCAACTTCCTCTTGCGAGAAAGACTTGGCCGGCTGTTCTTGCGCAGCAGATTCCGACGCCGCCGTCGCGTCGGGTGCCGTCACGGAAGTATCAGCCGGTGCAGGCTGAGCGTCCGTTACGAGAGGTTGGGTATCGTCCATGTGATTCCGAAGAATCCCCGGTCAGCCTGGCCGGTAAGGTTTCGGCGCGACTATACCACTTTGTCAGTTGCGCGCAATTCGGTTGTGGGTTCCGGCACAGGCGGCCTGACGAGTTGCAGACTCATCCGAGCCATCGCCGCCCACGGGTTTTCGGCAGTGACGTCGGAGAAGGCGTACAGCACCTCGATGTCTTCGAGGGTTACCTCCAAGCCCGCCTCTTGGCACAGTTCGAAAGTCTTCGCAGGCTTGCCCGGGTCGTGGCTCACCTCAACCCACTCAGGGGGATCGCCCTCCTGCGCCCACACGGTGAACGGGATCAGTGCCGCGAAGCCGTCGCCAACGCCGCCAGAGCTGATGTAGTGCGTGGCCGGCTCGTCGCCTGTGGGGGATAGGCCAACTTCGAACATGCCCTCGTAGGACATGCCGCCCAGCGTGGAGCAAATGAGCCGCGCCAACGGGGCTTGGTCGGCTGGGATAATCATGTTCCTGTATACGTCCATCAGAGGCTCACTCCGGTTTTGCCTGCAACCCAACTTTCCATGGCAGAAATTTCGCTTGCGGAAGATTGCGCCCCTCTTACAGTCAAACTATACATCCAGCCGTTGAAGTACAGACTTGTGTTGTCGCGCGCTCCGATGAACAGCGGGTAGTTGCCGTAATTGCCTGAACCCAAATCTGTGGCACTTGTTGCAGCTTGAATTCCGTTGACACGCAAAGTTGTTACATCCCCTGCAATATTGCCAATACCGGTGTTTACGGTTGTAATTGGGGCAACATAGCTGTTGTTTGCTGAAGTGGCTGGCGCAGAATTCGTTCCCCTGTTGCCAAAAGTCCATGTACTAGTACCAACGTCTTGCGGCATGCTAAACGCGCCGTTATTCGCAGCGGCACTCGCGGAAAGCTCTACAAGCTGCAACGTACCGGCAGACAACTTCCTAACCCCCGCCCAAACCGTCATCTTGTCGGTAGCGGTGAAATCAATCGACCCCGTAGACATCGAATCATCCAGCCCATCAAACGCCAGATACGGCAAGAACCCCGCAGTGTCGTACACCGTCGCTGCGGCTACGCGCTGGTAGGTGGGGCCGATCAGGCCCGTGGCTTGGCTGGCGGGGCGTAGGTCTGCGCCCCAGAATACTGCCGATCCCGTGCCGTCGCCGAGGTACGCCGTGACGGAAGTGCTGGCAGCGATGTTCCACCAGTAATAGTAAGCCGTTGCACCAGCAGAAGTGCTTGTAACGCTCAACCGAACGAAACCGTTACCCGCGTCAGTAATTGACGCGGTAAAACCGGCATTTACGTTGTGCGTCGTCTTGTTGACAATATCGAAATAAGCATATCTGTCCGTTCCATTATTGTTTGTCAGAAACGAGATGTATTGCTTATTGGTGTACTTAACGTAAATCGATGCAGTAACTTGCCCGCCTTGCGAACTGATTTGATACGCGCCGTGGAAATTGTTTGTAACGTTGTCCGTGAGCGTGTCAGCGGTCAACGTGCCGTCTGGCGCAATCGTGGTGTTGGCGCTGATTGTTGCCGCGCTTTTCGTCCAAGCCGCGTTGCTCAAATCCTCCGAATAAGTCAGCAAGTTATAACGCGCCCTCAACTCCGGGCGTTTCAGGGAGTTGGTTTGGAAGGCGTGGTTGCCGGGGAGTTCGCGGACGGAGACGTTGTCGAAGTATGCTGTTTGGGTAGTTCCGCTGGCGCCGCCCAAAAGAGCAATGTACGTTGTTGTACCAGACGCCGTAAATATGAGGTTTCTAGTGTAAGTTGCTTCGGTTATGCCGGTAACAGATTGGAGCGCGCCTGCAATACCCCCATCAGAGGATGTAGTCGCGCGAAAACCTGTAGAAACAGCGTCTCCACCGGCAATTCTGGAAATCTGTAATTTATAAGATTTGCCGGCAACTGTCGTAATAGAAGTAACGGCTCTAATACCATCGGTTCCAGAAGTCAACAATATACTTCCGGTGCTCCAAGAAATAGTACCAGTACCTGTTGTACCCGCAGTCCATCCATTGATGTTGGTATCAAACGTCCCGTTCGTCACCAACTCCGACCCCAGCACCAACCCCTGACTCTTATCCAGCATCAGCCCCACAAACACGTCTGCGCCGTTTCCTGGCGCACTGACGGGCGTGGTGCCTGCGGAGGTGGTGAACAGCGTGCTGTAGTCGCTGGGGTCGTATAGAACGCCTTGTTCGCCGGCAGCGAAGAGCGACGACGGGTCAAACGGAGAGATGCCAAACCCGGCTACCGAGCCCAGACCAATGGGCAGGCCGTTGCGGATGGGTATACCGAAGTAGGGCATCGCTCAGACTCACTGAATGTTGATGGGCTTGGCGTACACGGTGCCGCCGCCAGCGACTTGGATTGCGCTCACGCGCCACGGTGCGCCGGTGCCCTGCGGCACGGCAAACGGAATCGGTGTGTTCGGCGGGATCGGCGTGTCGGCCGTGGTGGCGGTAACGCCCTCACCGACGCGGATATAGGCCGCAGTCGAAGACCACACCACCACGCCCTGCGGGCCGGCGTTCCAGCCCGTGGTGCTGCCGGCAGTGCCGGTGTACGAGGCGGTCTGGGCCGCAAACGCGGCGTCGTTCAGGGGCTTCAGCAGTTCCACAGTGTGTCCTTTCGCGGCGTCAGGCCAGGAATTTCAGCTTGTACAGGGTGCTGTAGAACAGCGCCAGAATCTCGTCAATGATGTTCTGCAACGGCGTGCATTCCTTCTCAACGACGTCGTAACGTTCGGACATGATGGTCTGCGCCATGTCCTCAAGGAACTCCACCACGTTGTTCGTCTTGGCCGCCGACTGCAGTTCGATCGGGCCGATCAGGCCGTACTTGCCCTGATACGCCTCGGCGAACTTGTCCGCCAGATCGATGATCTCGTCGTAGAACGCGCCCAGCGCTTGGTGCTTGGCGTACGACCGCGTGTTCAGATGCACGCTGTGCGCGACGTCGCGCGACAGGAACAGTTGGCCGATGAACTTTTCGCAACTCATACTGGCATTCCTTGCGGTGCGGCCGTAGGCATCTGGCCCTGCATGGCGATTGACATGTCACCCACGGTGGCGATGTCGCGCATGGTCTGCATGATAATCTCTTGCACCTGTTCCGGCGTCATGCCGGTCTGCACAGCCTGCAAGCGGCGCGTTTCGGCCTCGTACGCTTTAATCTCGGCGTCAGCCTCGGCCTTGAACACGTCTACGCGCATCTTCTGCGCTTCCATCGACTGCTGGACGTTCTGCAGCATCTGCTGCATGGCCTGCATCTCTTGCGTCAGCACCTGAATCTGCTGGTTCGCAGCCTGCAGCGCCGGGTCGTCCTGATCCTGTAGCAGCTTCGGATCGATGGTTTTGCGCAGGCGCTCAGCCAGTTCTTCCGCGCCAGGCCAGTCCATGTTCTTGACGAACAGGTCGCCGGCCACAGCCCACAGCTGCGGCGAGCCTTGCAGGATCTGCGACATGGCGTCCATCGCTTCCTGCCGCTTCGTCAGGTACGACGGGCCGGTAGTCACCACGACGTCGTATTTGCCGACCCCTGGGTTGTAAATCTTCTCGATGGTGATGCCGTTCTGATCCTTCAACTCGCGCACCGGCTCGGGCTGCATCGGGTTGATCTTGGCCATCGACGTCTGGCCGTCCATGCCGATGATCCGCGCGATGCGCTGCGTGTCGTAGATCTTCGGGATCATGTCGATGATCTGGCGCGTCACATGGCGGATGGCCCGAGCCAGGTTATCCACATAATGGTAGGTTCCGGTATCGCTCTGAGCCTGACGAGCCAGAATAGCGCGGCCCGATCGTTCGTTGGAAGTCGCGCCGAGGGATGGATCGTATTGGCCCGTGGTTGCCTTGATGTCGTCTGAGGCGCCCATCTTGGCGGCGATAAGCCCTTGCTGCGCCATCGGCGGCTGCGCTCGCTGAGGAAGCGGGAAAGAGTTTCCGGCTCCATCTGTGGCATCAGGGTTTACCTCCAGATACGGCCAGTTCTGCGTGTTCGCCGTCTTCCACTGGTGCTCGTAGCCCTCGAATTGCCCGCCGTACCCGATGAACGGCGCCTTGGGGGCCAGCGCAAGCATTTCGGCTTCCTGCGACACCCAGTAGTTGTACATGCGCTGGGCGTCCTTGGCGTTGCGCACTAGGCCCGAGATGTGGATTTCCCCGTCCACCTCAAACTCGTTGCCTACCACGCGCACCACCGGGATGTATTTCCCAACCCAGTCCCGCTCCTCCAGAACCTCGAAACCGTTGGTTTTCATCCACTTCACCACGCGCTTGGACGACTCGCGCGTGCGCAGCGGCTCCATGCCCATCGCTTCCATCTGGCGGGCCTCAAACGACCCCTTGAATGCCGTCATGCCGCCAGGATAGAGGTTCAGCGTGGCCTTGACCTCGTCGACGTAGAAATACTCCGCGATCCGAATGACGTCTTCGTTCAGCCAGTACCCCATCGACGCATCGCCCACGCCTTGCGTGCGCAGCGTGGTAATCGGCGTAGCATCCGGGAACATCCGCTCAAACTCGCTGATCGTGATGTCCTGCGTGATAAAGCAGTACCGCGCATCCGACCCGCAGGGGTCTTGGATCATCGGGTCCATGTACACGCTAAACGCGTTGCGGATGCGGCCGATGCGGATGTCCTGATCGAACGTGTCCTCGTCGCAGTACTCCGTCAGCAGGCGGATATACCCCTCGCCAAACGTGACCTGATTGTCGCAAGCCGTGTCGTACGCCACGTCGGCGTCAGACATGTACTCGATGTGCCGCACGATGCCGTCGAAAATCTCGGCAACCTCGGGGTCGGCGCGGTCGTCGGCAGGGATGACCTTGCCGCTAGGGCGGTTTTGGCGCTGCTCGTTGGTGACGTTGCGAACGTGCTGCGGCAGTTTGTTGATCGTCAGGCACGGCCTGGCGTTTACCGTCTGGCCCTGCACGCTACCGCGCGTGGCCAGCACGTCCTGCGGCCACTGCCAGTTGTTGTCGGGGCTGCCGGCCATGAACCGCAGATCATCCAACTCAGCCTGCCGCGTGAGCGAAAACGCAGACTGAGCGGACTGCATCCGCGACCGCATTTCTGCCAGCAGTTCAGAGCGGTCCGATCCGCCGTTGGCAACGCGCTCCGCGCCGCCGATGCCGTCATCCCGTGCCATGTTATCTCTTGCCCTTCGCAGGCGCCTTTGCGGCACGTTGCGTGTTGTACGCGATGGCCACCGCCTGCTTCTGCGGTTTGCCGTGCGCCATTTCGGTCTTCACGTTCTTGCGAAACGCTTCTTTGGACGCGGATTTCACCAGCGGCATGTTACCTCCCAGGGATGACAGGCTGCGCGCGGCGCGCCAGATCCATTAGAACAGAAAATTCGGTGGCGTACGTTGGGTCAACGTGCGGCGGGGCGTCGGGCCGATTTTTTGTGTTGTCAACAGTGCTGCCCATGCCAAACGCAGGCAATTCATCTGAAGAAGAGCGATAGCCTTTATTTTGATTGACCCAATCTGGCGCAATTTTTTCAGCAGTTTTTCGTCTGTTATATTCATACAGACGCCAGCCAATAATTCCAGATTCTTTGTAAACAAGTTTTTCAAATGCGTCTACAAATTGCTTTTGCGCTGGCGTCAATTTTGTGCCTTGTTTTTCTTGGTTTTTTATCTCGTAGTATTGATTGTACATTTGAGCGTCAGCGGCATGAGTTAACTCATGTAGCACTGTTGACGGCCCTTGACCAGACCGAATTGTAATTTTTCCTGTTTTTGGCAACGGCCCGCCAATCAAAGGATTTTGCTCAAATTCTCCTTTATAAGGGTAAAATACTTGAGTTTTTATTGGCGGCATCATTCGTCTTGCCGACAAATAATCCACCAATTCGCCGTATTGAGGAAATTGCGCCGCGCGTTGCAACAAATCAAACGTTTCGTCTGATTGTCGAACCAAAGCATTTTGAGCCTTTGGCGTTAGCGCGTTGCGGGGCATGTCATTTCCCCTTCGGTTTGGCCGTTTTGGCCGACTCGCGGAACGCTTTTGCCGTAGGCGCGCCAGGTGAGCCGGGTTTGCGCATCTTTTCGCCGCTGCCGGCAGCAATGCGCTCGCGTTTGGCGTGGATATTGGCGTAGAGACCGGGTTTCGTGGCCATTTTTACCTCGCATTCAGCATTTCCAGCGCTTCAGCGCGGCTTTGGCGCGCTCGCCGTCTTTGGCGTTTGCCGCAACCGATCCCATTCGGGCGCAGAACGATTTCTTCCGCGCTGCGTCAGCCTCAGTCTTCGGGTTCGGCGCCGGAGCCTTCAGATTCGACCCCGTTTCGCGGTTGTACTTTTCGCGGCCCTTGGCCGTCAGGCCAGCGCCCTGCTTCGTGGGCAGCTTTTCGCCTCGACCAACGCTCAGAGACACCGACTTCGCCATAACAGACCCTCAGTGCGCCATCCACCCGGCCGACTGCATAGCGCCACCATGCGTCGTGACCACCCGGTGCTGGCTGCGGGGATTGTACTCCCTGTGCGCTACCGGGAACGCAAACGTTACCGCCAGTGCGTCAGCAGCGTCGGGCGAGGCCAGGCCCCTGTTTTTCATCTGCTCTTTCGTCTCCAGCGCAATCGCACCAGACGAGTTCGGCTTCGTGCGCGGGCCGCACAGGTCTTTCTTCAGGTTCCTGTCGTCCTTGATCGACCCCGTGCGCAGCCACTGCTTCATCGCACCCCACATCTCAGCCCGCTTGTTCTGGTACGCCTTCTGATCCTTTGCCTTCCAGCCAAAATTCACGCCGCGCACCTTATACCGCTGCTCCAGCAGTCTGTCCAGCACGCCCGCGCCCAGGCCGCCCTCGTCGATCACCGTCAGCACCGGCCGAAAATCCTCGATCGCCTCAATGACGTGCCCCACCACCGTCATCGTGTCATCGCCCCGGAACCGCCGAATCTCCAGCACATCCCGCCCCCGACGCGCCACAATAATCGTCGCGTCCGCGCCGTATCGCGCGGGGTCCACCCCCAGCACCACAGGCGCATCCGGGTCGCGCATCGGCATGCGCTTCGCGGCTTCTTCCACCAGCCCCAGCGGGATGAACTGATATTCATCCGCGCCGGGAAACTCGCCGTATACCTCGACCATTGCCTGCGGCGAATCTTCGCCGTACTCGTCAATAATCGCCTGGTACACGCCTTTATCGGTGTCCTCCACCGTTCTGGCGTCGATGTTTTGGGTGCTCCAGAAGTTCCGCTTGGCGTTAAAACACTCGAAAAAATACCCCGAATTTCGGCGCGGGTTGCTGAACGCACACCAGAATCTGTGCGGCGTGTTCTCGGTGAAAAACCCGGCTGCCACGCTCCAGATACTGTCGGGAATACCACTGGCTTCGTCAAACACGACCATCATGCCGTCGTCGTTGTGCGCGCCAGCGTAAGCGTCGGGGTTTTCTTCGCTCCAGAGCTTACCCTCCGCGCCCCAGTAACGCGTACCTTTTTTGAGGTCGCGCTCCACCAGTTCGGTGAGCCACTTTGCCGGCACGATGCGCGTCGCACTGATCTCAAACCAGTGCGAGTTCATCAGCATCGCCAGCCACTTCGTAATCTCGGCCCAGGTCACGCTGCGCAGCTGCGCTTCGGAGTTCGCGCTGACAATCACGCTCGCCCCGATCCGCGTCGAGAGCATCCAGAGCACCAACCAACTCACCAGCGCCGACTTTCCGATCCCGCGCCCCGAGGCCACCGCCAGGCGGAATACCTCGTACAGATCTCGCGTGCCGTTTGCCTCGATGTGCGCCCGTATCTTCCGCAGAATATCCCGCTGCCATTTACGCGGGCCGGTGCGCTTTTCCAGCGGCGTGCC